GTTTAGATCTAAAGCCTTCATGTCGTTTTATTTGCTTGATTAGATTGCCGTGCGGGTGATTCATTTAACCTCCTTAACTGTCACAACGTAAAAGCCATTTAATAACCGCTCAGCTCGGCTCTCAGCTTGTTTTTGTGATGCTGCGTTAATGTCGATTGATCTATAATCGCCGTTCTTGTTTTTCATCTTTACGATATATCTATTAATCATAATCTGACTCGCTGCTAATATAGTGCGCTACGTTGCAAGATTTAATTTCTTCACTGCATTGCCTTGCTCGTTCATTGTACCAGTGTCGCTTTTCTTTTATTTTTGCGCCCTTTGATTGCGGGGGCGTGAGTGAGTCAAGCTTATTAGTTGCCATTTCCCAATAATTGAGAGCGTGAGATAAAATAAGGGCTAAAACATGCCTGTCCTTTATTGCTCGACTATCTGCTTTAAGCTCCCAAAAAGCGGCTTTATTTGCATCTTCCTCGGCTTGTTGAAACCTTGTCTTTCTTGATCTTTTTTCCAGCATTATAAATAATCCAATTGATTTATAGTTACTGCTAATTATGTTTGTTTGAGTATATTTCCTGTATTCAAAATGTCAACAAAATAAATGTAATACTAACCTTGCCATGCTTCTTTTTGTTTTTTCATACGCTCGATTAAATCAGTTTGCAATGATTCGCCTGTTTTAACATTTACTAAAATTGGTGACTGACTACAGTAGCAATTGATGGCATTTCCGCGCTCACTGTAAAAATCTTCAATTTGCTTAGCTGTGACGATTGAACCATGCTTGCTTGCGTGCCATTTTCGAGTCGTCGATGTTAGAGCGCTAAACCAAAGCAGCTGCATTTGATAGTCAGATTCACCATAAACATTTTCGTTTAAATCCTTGGTTTCAGCCCTTGTCGCTGTGCGATATGCTGTCAATATCTCTGTGCGCGCTATTCTCATTGCGCGACTATAGCCAACCTTGGTGCGCTCAACTATGTTTTTTGCAATGGCTCTAATCCCAAGCCCGCGCGCCATGCTTTCAGTCAGAGTCTCAGCTAGATCAACTTTTAAACTATCAGTTAAGCCTTTCATTTCATTAAACACGCGACTATAAACAAGACCCAGTCGATTAATCATGCTGACACTGTATACCTGCTCAATATCAATAGACTTCATAGCCGCAGATAACTCAACTCCAACATTTTCAACAGTAGCCATATTTTGCGCGCTGCGCAGTGTGTCAGCTAGTCCATCATCAAATGACCGCTTTAATTTTCCGCGCAAAAACCAGTTAGAGTTAAATTGTCCGTACTCACTATCGAGCAAATACCTATTCAGAATACGCTCGATAAAACTGTTAATTGACTCGTAGCGCTCTGGGCTTATCTCGTAATCATAAGTGAAAGCATTGGTTGCTATAGATCTAAACTGCTTCTGGCTGTCAATTAACTGGCGCAAATCTTTAGTGATTAATCTAAATCTGCGCTTTAACTCAGTTTCAGCGCGATTGACATTGCCTTGCTGATGAGCTGGATCTGCCGCGCTTTTGGGTAGAACAGGATTGCCCTTAATCGGCGCTTTAATCGCTAGTATTTTCATCATCTAGCGCCTCGTCACCTTCGCCAAAAATATCTTGCTCTTCAATTTCTGGATCATAGCCTGCTAACTCTCTAATCTCGCCAACAGTGTAAACAGGTTCCATGTTGCAGTCATAAGCTGTTTTATTTGTATCTACGGCTATTTTTGCGCTTGCTAATTTATCACTAGTTGACGGCTCTAAAAAGTCAGGCCAAACGACGGTGATCTTACCTGAGCTTGGCGGTGTCATTGCACCATGTTTTATTAACCACTTAAAAAACTGTTTAATTGTTGGGGTTAAAAAGTTGTTGCACTTAGCTTGCAAGTTAGTGTTAAAATCTCGGTTGTTTTCAGTAGAGGATCTTTCGCCACTTTGAAAACCAATTAGTACAGTGAGCGGATAGCCAGTGGTAGCACAAACTTCATTCATTGCGATAGTCCATGCGCCTGTCGGGTCTGCTATTGACGTTTGCAAGCTTGATACATCAACGCCTGATAATTTCAACATTGAGTTAAACCCAGCCTCAAAGTCATCTATTCTTGCATCAATCACGTCAGATTTTGCAGCCATTAACCTAGCCGACTCCGCGTCCTTGGCACTCATTACTGTTCTTTGCTTGGCGTTTTTGTAGTAACCCTCCGCACCAGCCCCGCGCACTTTGCTAGCGTCAAAAATAGCATTGAATGGCGCTTCAAGAGCTGGTATGCCAAAAATTGAGCCGTCATTTGCGCCCTCTGCCATCACAAACACACGGCTATGGTGCAACCTGTACTCATATGATGCAGCCAGGTTTCTATCGCCTAGCGCGTCAGGTCTGATATCAAAATATTTTGGCGAGCCAAGCAAGGGACTAGAAAAATCATCAATAACTTGGTCAGTTGCAGCGACCGCTTGAGCTTGATTGTACGGTGTAAATCTCAGTACGTTTTTAGCGCCGCGGATTGGAGATAATTCACTTTGCAATTCTGACTGGGTTGACTCTGCAAACGTTGGCACTATCGCTGCGTAATTTCCGATGCGATTTAAGCGGTAACACTCCTGGAAGCGCTGCCACAAATGCAGCTCCTCAGCGAAGTATTCAACATCTTTTTCAAATTGCGTTAATTCTCGCTCTGCGCCGTCATCCTCGCCATCAATAATTTTTGGATTGACAGCAAAACATCGCTGCGGATATCCGTTGATTATTGCCGCGCCAATACCTCTGTGCGCATAACTGTAATAGTCGCTAAACGTCAAAAAGTCGCTATAGCCAAATGCATCAGCCATATTCCTTTTTGTGTCAGCCATGCTATTCATGGCGCTATATCCTGCTAAGTGACTAACCTGCCTGCGATCATTTCGCTGTGCGTTTGTATGTAATTTCTTTTTCTTTGGCATAATAAAAAACCTATTGATCGTAATAGGTTTTATTATACATTGATTTTTTGTTATAGCTAAATTATCAACTAAACACGACCTGACTAATTAACTGGCCACCTTTAAAAAATCGCATTTTTTCATTGCAATCAAGTTTACTTTCACTTGTTCCAGCCTTAACTCCGCAATTCTCGCGAGCAAAATCTATCAACTCACAAACTGTTTTTTTACTAGTAAATATACCAAGCTCTTTCGTGACCTTGGTTGCTATCGAGTTTTTACTTAGTGATGCTTGGGATTGATACAAGTCAATAACGCGATCCATCACCGCTTCGTGAGTCGATGGAAAGCGCCTAAAAAGAAGGTGTTTATTTATCATTTTGAATTTCCAGAAAGCTCAATCGCTCTAACAATTGAATCCCGAGCTTCTCTTAAGTCAGTTGCAATATCCTTGTGACCTCTTGTGCCGCTGCATAAAAGCTTTTTAACTGCGTGTTGTGTTGCTGGACATATAACATTAAATGCTTTTAACACATCGTAAACATCAACATCGGCTACATTACCGTTTTTATCAGATATTACTTTGGCGTATTTATTAACATAAAACTGATCAATGTCCACCTTTTTAATCTTTATAGTTTCGCAACTTACGCGCTCAATATCACGATTGACAGTGCTCACTCTGCCGCTAATGTCGCAAGCTTCAAATTCTTTGCGATTCCAAAGCTTTCCATCATAAAGATCGCCACTAAAACCTTCAGGGTAAAAGTCATGCTTAGTTCCACAGTCGCCAAAGAATAATATCTCGCCATAACTATCAAGTTTTACTACTTCACACCCTTCCGGCCACTCATTAACATGCCTTTTGATAAATTCTAAACTACTCATTATAAACCTCTCGCTTTTTCTCGCCCTAAATCAGTCAGGGCAAATATTTTTGTTATGTTTCCAATTGAGCTTAACTTACTTTCGATTAATCCTAGCTCAACTAGCTTGATTGTGCTTTTTGACTCAGCTTTAGTTATACCGCCACACATAGGTATATCTCGCAACTCAATTAAAAATCTCTTATCTTGATTTGTTAGCTCCATTCTTTTCTCGATTTGTTTTTGATAGCTAGATATTAGCGCAAAATTGATGATTGCGTTATAACCGTTTCGAATAAGTTATAACGCAAAGTAATTAGATAAACTTGGTTAGGTCTGGCTTAAAATAATCTCTCCCTTTTCTTATTTTGCCATTTCCATCAAGTACAGCATTGCCGTCTTCAAACTTGCTGTAATTTGATTTGTTAACCTCATCAAGAGCGCCCTCAATATCAAAGTCAAGCATATGTGCAACTCCGATAGCTGTCACAATCTGGTCGCATAGAGAGTCAAGCAGCTCTATTTTTTCACCATCTTTAAGCTCCTTTATGACATCAATATAGTGAGCCGCTTTCTCCTTATACCTTACAGCAACTCTATCAACTTCAGTCAGCAAAGGATTACCACATAATACATATACCATTTCCCCAACTTCCTCATAATGGCAACCTATAGCCACACACGCGTCCTCAGTTGTTGGCGCTGGCTTTGCTATTTGCTGCCATTTTAAAATGCTCTTTAATATACTCATTTTTATTCATCCTCAAATACAGTTAAGTCTAATTTGTAGCCAGCTTTAAAGTCATTAACGCCAGCCATATAAGCGTAATATTCACCGCCACAATCTACGGTGTTTTTGTTTTGATAATCATCAAATTTAGCGTCAAGATAGCCAGCGCGATAAGCTTTGACTATCTTCTCAAATTCGGTCTTAACTACTGACACTGCAATTCCCACTCTGATTCATTGTCCCACGCATCAAGCTTTGTTAGCATTTCGCCCAGGTGATTTTCATCAAAATCCGTCCCTCTAGGGCAAGCAAACCAGCATATGTTACAAAGGTGTAATTTATTCATGCTGCGGTTGATGAATTCTTTGTGCATATCTTGCAAAGCATCAGACAGTTCGCTCTGAAACATCGGAACGTTAAAGCTAACATTCTCGGCTTTAAAATATTCCTGCCCGTCCTGCCTACGCCCTAACGCAAGCATTGTTATAGACCAGTTGTGGCGCAGTCCAGTTATCGCCGTGGTGATTGATTGAGTTATCTGAATGTTATTAAACGACTTTGTGTTAACAATATCGCAAGACTCACCTTTAGCCTGTGAAAAGAATACAGCTAGATTTTTCAATCCGTAACTCGCTTGAGTTTGTATCGTTTTCATTGGATTGTATTTCTTTTTACGGACACTCATAGCATCACCTCGTAATCAGCAATCAACTCATCAATAAGCGTTGCAACCTCAATCTTTAAATGTTCAATGGCACTTTCGCCATGAAACATGCAAAGAAGCGCTACATCATCTTTCTTGCATACATTAGACTGACATAGATGTTGAGTTATTATTCTGTCGTCAAGAAGGAAAGCTAAGCAATCACCAGCAACCAAATCAATCACAGTATCGCGACCGTAAACCTCAAATGCAATATGTACATCGCGCTCAGTGGCCATAATCGTGCGCTGTTTGAATCTCTCAATAGCTTCATCGCGCTCTGCTTCTGCTTTAATATCAAAAGTTGATTCCATTTTTATTCTCCAGTTGGCTTACTTGTCTTTATTTTATCAAGCTCTGCTTGCAGCAAATCCTTGTCAATCCATACAACTAACGCGTCTTTATTTGAGTTTTGCAACTCTGTCACAAATGTTATTTCTAAATCCTCATAAGCTCTATTTGTTTTCTTTACTGTTGCGCAATTGAAAAGACGTTGAACTTCAACGTTTTCATCACCTATCCCTGATATTAATTCACTTAACGTCGCCATTTTTATTCTCCAGTTGGTCAATGC